TTAATGTGAGTTTATCTAACGCATCTTCATGTGTTGCGGCAGGAAAAGGGTCATTAGGTGTATAATCAGTGGCTTGTGTAAGAGCAGTACCTCTTCTTAATACAACAGTCTGAGCAGAAGTAGGAACATTACCGCTTGTAAAAGTAATATTACCGCCACTCGCACTACCTACACCAGATACTGTGTAATGTGTTGTTTTTGTTTTGACTGTTTCTGCACCAGTAGATGTAATTTTTATGATAACAGTAATATCATCATCATCAAATATTTTGAAATCATAAGCAAAGACAGTGGTACTTCCATCGCCTGTATAGCTCTTGGTTGAGTTTGTGCTACTAACTGTCATGTCAATCTCCTACTTGACTTCTTTATACCTTATTTTTATGTGTCAGCAAAGTTCTACTCTATTTTCGTACTTTCTGGGCGCATATCAACTAATTTGTTTAAAGCATTTTTAATACCCAAAGCATTGTTAAATGGAACTATAGTATTTAATGCTCTTTGATTTCCCTGTGAAAATTGTAAATCTGGGTTTATTATGGAACGAGAAACAGCTTGTGCGCTACCAATACCCTTACTAATTAATTGAACTGTTGGGTTTCCTGTTATAAATTGTGTATCTAACCCTGTGCTTCTATATGCAAAAACTGGATCATCAATAAAAAAAGCAGCCCCTGTATCAATCAGAGCAGGAAACAACGCAGCCCAAGAGCTCCTTTGAAAAGATGCTTTTGCTATAGATTCTGCTGATAATCTTTCTTTTAAAAACTCTTCTTTGTCTTCTCTTCCAATCGCATTTGCTTGTTGTTGTGCCATGTAAGATAAACCAGCAAAAGCGCAAGAGTACATCATCGCAGAAAATGCTTTAAAATCACGTGCTGTAATGTTGTGTAAAAATTGTTTGGCATGAGATACAAGCATAAAGGTTCTAAACTGTGTAAGTATCTGACCCATAGTGGAAGTCATATATAAATTTAAATTACCTACATCGTTTTGTTGTATGCTTCTTCTTGTCCATCTTGCAATAGCTACTGTAAACGCATCTCTTGACTCTGTGTCATCCCATTGTGCAAGATTTATGGCTTTGATTTTTCTATTTCTAAATAATGTTGAAGGTTGTGTAATGGCATTTTTTTTAATTTGATTGAAAACTCTTTCTGACATTTCTTCACTCAAACCTAGCCCAGCCAATCTTGCTCGTGAAAGTTTTTTGCTACGAAACGCAACATCTGTTAATGTTTGCACAGCTATCCTTGCTGCCATTCTTTCTAAGGCTAATGTTACTGGGGCCATTCCAGATATGTCGGCAGTAATTCTTTTAAGAGGTTGCATACCAAACAACGCTTTATCTATTAAATCTCCTCTGCCCTCACTAAAAACACCTATCGTATCTGCTTTATTCATTGCTTGCATTGTCAATCTGTCTGAGCCGATACCAGAAACACTTTCAAGATCTCTCATTACTGAATCTTCTATTTCACCATTTCTTGCTCTTTTTAACATTGGTTTTATAGAAGGCACAGATTGCAAAACACCTCTAAAACCACCAATTGCAAGAGCATTTCCTAATTCTGCTATTTGTGCAAAACCTACTTGGTTCATTAATCTTATGAAATTATAATCTTGGACAAGCCTAGCTGACCTAGCAAAGTTACCTTGTGCATCGGCTGCCAATGGTGCGCGTCTATTTATAATCATATTGAAAATGGTTTGTGCAACCAGATTATCTTTTTCTGCCCTTGCTCTTCCAGCGTTACCTTCTCTATCTGCTGCTTCTGCTAAATTTCTATCAAGTAATTTATTAAAACTTCTTTCTGATTTTATTCCTACTTTAGCAAGTGCATTTCTGCCTGATAATTCTGCTGCATATCGTGTAAATACTTGCTCTGCATCTCTATCTTGCAAGTCTTTAATTCTTAATACTTCTTGAACACCTTTTCTATTAACAGCAGTTTCTGCATGGTTCATATCAAAACGTAATCTGCGTTTAGCTCTTGCTGGTGTACCATCTGGTTTTTGTGAAAATAAATTCATTAAATTATCTGCATCTTCAGCAGACATATATTCTTCATCAATTAATATTTGCCTCATAACATCTCTATCGGTTGCATTAAACAAACGAGCAGCACCAGCATCCATCCCAGCAGCACTTCTTGATAATTTTGTGTACATTCCTTTTGCAATTTGTTTAGCAGCATCTTCCTGCAAATCTTCTGTTCCTTTCATCAAAGAACGTGTAAGCAAATTTATAACCGAATCTGTGGAAAATTTATCTGCTGCATCTCTAAATTTAAAATCATCCCAAAGATGTGTGAAATAACTTAAATTTTCAGATACACTTTCAAACCCTTCAACTCCTGCTTCTTTAGCTGCTCTTAATAAATCTCTTTGTATTTCTGCTTGTCTATTTGCTGCTGTTCTTATTGGTGCGCTTACTGGCAAATCTGGGTTTTCAATAGCATCTGCAACGAGTTCTCCAAACTCTCTGCGAGGTAGGTTAAATGTTCTTCTCAAAAGACCATACCCTTGCTCTTTAGCCCAATCTTTATAAGCCGTATCATACACTTGATAAAATCTTGCAAAAGATGATTTCAAAGAATTTGTTTTTAAAATATCAGCTGACTCTTGTATAACAAGGTTTTTATCTTTCCTAAATCCAACAGGGTCTTCTGGTAATATTCTTCCTAAAAAATTAGCTACCCTGTTTGGACTGTTTAACAAATATCCAGCCATATCAAATCTTAGTGGTACTGGCCCAAATTTTGTAGCTGCTGCTTCTACTGGCTCTCCTGCTTTGTCTAATACATCATCTATATCAGAACGTAATTCTGCCACCTGATTTGGCAAAGAATCTGGGTTTACAGCAGCACCAATCGATAATTCATTATTTGGGTCACCATCTAATACATTTGCTTTAATTGCATTTGTTGTTTCAATTTTTTGTGCATTATCTGCGTGTGTTGCCATTCGACTTAATGCTTTTATCATAGGGTCACTTGTGTCTGTTCTTCCCAATGCGCCCACACCGCCACCAAGAACAATACCAGCGCTCATTGCGTATAGTATATCATATGGGTCTTTAAAATCATTCTGGCTTACAAGATATGCTTCTATGGCTGCGTTTGTTGCACCAGCAGTTGTTGCTCCTCTAAATACTCTACCAAGCCTAGATAGTTTATTACCCCAAATTAAAGGCGCAGCCACACCCTCAGTTGCGATACTTACTGCTATAGCAAAAGGGTCTACTACAGCAGCACCCATTCTTAGAGCAACGCCTTTCCATCCCAATTCACCTATATCTTTGTCAAAGGCAAACTGTTTTAATGCTTCTTGTCTTTGAAATCGTGCCTGTGATTCACTAAAACTATTTTCTAATATAGGCGCATGATAATCTTCTGGTAAGTCGGCTGTAAGTTCTCTAGCAAAACTTTCTGTTAGTTCAAAATCTGGGTCTGGTTTAAAATCTTCTCTTCCTTCAAAAACATAAGAAAGACCCCAATCTTCATCAATTACTCTTTTTGCAATATCAAAACTAAGTGTTTTCTTTTCTGCTTCAAAAGCTGTTTCTGCTGTTCGTATTTGTGATGCTGGGATAGGTCTTGATGGAGTAAGAAGATTTGTATCCCTTGTTGGTTTTTTGAACGTATCTGGTGGTTGCGTTATTTCTGGAATATTTTTAGATTCCTCAATCTGTTTATTTCTTTCTAACAAAGCAATATTATCAGGCTCTTCTATAACTGGCTCATCTACTGCCCTTTGCTCTAATATTTGTATATCTGGCTCTGGTTCAACCTGTTGTATTTTTTCTTCTCTTGTTTCGATGATAGACAAAGGCTCTTCTGAATCAGTAACGGTTTGCACCGATTGTATATCTGATTGCCTTGTTTTAATAAATCGTGAAGGTAATTCTTCCTCTGGCTGTGCTTCTGATGTGCCAGTAAAACGCATACTACCAACTGGCATTGGCGCATCTGGTAAAGGTGGTCTTGTTTGTTGTGTTCTCTCAGTTATAATTTCTGGTTGCGCTTCTGATGTGCCAACAAATTTAGGATCACCAACAGGTTTCATCGATTCTGGCACTGGTGGTCTTACTGTACCTGTTACAGATTCTGCAAATGTTAAACTTTCAAGTGTATCATCTCTTGCTTGTTTAGCTGTAGGCATTCTATCAGTAGTGTTAGCGAGTGTAAGGATAGGCTTAACATCATCTAATGATGACACAATGCCAGAATCAAATAAAACTTTGAAGGCTCTATTATCCAAACCCCTAACAGGCTTTCCACCAACAACTCTTCTGGATTCTTTTATAACAGCAGTTCTATTATCTGGGGTTGGTGATGTTTGAAAGTTATTAAGGTTTTGAGCAAGTTTTGGAAATATACCAGCGTTGTATTTAGCATCAAGAACAACCGCTTGAAACTCTGGTTTTAATTGCTTAAAATTATTTCCTAGTGATTTAGATAGCTCTTCAAAATCTTTCTCTGCTCTTACTCTTGCTATTTTTTCTGCGTTACTTAAAGATATATTTTTATCTAATGTAATACCTAAATTTTTTGCAATGTTTTGATTATCACGATTGCCAATAACAATACCTAATGGAGCAGTCTCAATACCCTTTATATCTTTATGATAAAACGTACCTTCATATTCTGGAAGTCTCTCTAGAAAGATATTAATAGTTTGAGCAGACATTACTCAATTCCCTGTTGTTTTCTAAATTTAGCTGCTTGTGTTTCTGCATCTTTAGCAAATCCCATTGCAGCCTCACCGCCTTTTGTTGCTAAATCTATAATTACTTCACTTGGTGTATTTTCACTCATCCATTTTAATATTTCATTGTCTAAATTAAATGCTGTTCTAAAAAATTCTAACGCTGTTGGAAGTGATTGCTCTATTTTCTGTGGTATAGTTCGTGTTTTATTTATTTTTGCTTTTTCTTCATCAAATAATTTTCTGGCTTTTGCTCCACTCAAACCATCAAAAGGCCCAGTAAGTGTTTTAAATTGTTTCGTAAGATTAGTAATAGCTATTGTGCGAGTCATTTGAATAGTGCGTTCAGATAATTGCTCAACATCTCTCATGCCTCTAAGTGTATTACCTAGGTACACTTGTTTGCCATCGATTTCAGTTGGTTGCAAACCCATAAACCCAACTTGTTCATCAATTATTGGTTTACCTACTTCGTATTCAATAAAGTTACCTTCCTTGTCTTGGACAGGATAACCCCCAGAATAAACAACAATAAATCTATCAGTTCTATCTTTTGATACAGGTGCGATAGATAAATCATCTATTTCATAGGCATCCTCTGGAATTACTTTCATAGCAGATTCTGCTGCTATATCTGCCAACTCTTCAATATCTTCTGGCAAATCAGTAGTTATCTGAATCGACATACCTCTTATTCTTTTGTGATTTTTACCATAATCTTTTGCAGCCTTTTCAACTGCTTTTGTTGGCTCCATTCCGAGTCTAACAAAATTTTCAGCCAAGTCTCTTATATCGGCTTTCATAGCTGAGATATTTTCTGGAACAAATTTCGTATCTGCCATAAAAGGAATGAAAGCATACCAATTTTTATCTGCCATTTCTTCAGATGTTTTAGCTAACTGTTCGTCTACTTTTTTCATAGGCACAGATACATCAATATCAAGATCAATTCTTTTTGCTGTAGCTATGGCTTGTTCTGTTGGAAAACTTTGCTCTAATTCAAGGACTGTTTCATAAAATGCTCGTGCCTTTGGGTCAGATAAATGATTGCTTGCAATCGATTCGTTTCTAAATTCCATCAATCTGTAAAGCTCAAGACCTTGCATAACAGGGTCGTTTTCTCCTGCTTCTAATGGATTATATTCTGGTCTTGATGCTTCATTGAATCCATTTGTTAATACTGCTGTAAAAGCATTGTATGTTTCATTATTAAGAGCAAGTACATCAACTTGTTTATTAGGGTCATCTGATAATTTTACCATTGTTTCATTGACTGCTTTAACTCTATTATCCGATGAAATGCTGTCTTTGACAAACATAGCCTGATTAGTTATTAATGCATCTGAATAGTCTGTTACCTCTACATCATTTGCAACAGCAGTTCTTATTTTTGCTTTGAGCTTTCCCATTTTCTCAAGAATATTAGTTGCTTTAACTTGTTCATCACCACCAAACCGTAAGTAAGGCTCTTGATTGCCAATACGACTTCCTAAGATATTAATGGTTTCTGCAACAATTCTATCTACTTCTTGTAATGATATTATGCTAGGGTCTAAATCTATTAAAGCATTTGTTTTGTTTATTCTGTTATCTAGAAAATTTAAATTACCATTATTTTTTTGTTGTGTATCCAAACCTAAATCATCTGTATGATTTTTATTCATTTGGGCAAGTTTATCTTTAGCAGAATTTAACGAAACACTTTGATTGGTAATATTTTCACCAAGAACATCATCTGACCTATTTGTTAATTGTGAAAATAAACCTTGGTATTGGCTGCTATCTACTTGTGTTAAATCTGCAATAACTTGCCCATCATACACAATTTTTTGAGTTTCATAACCGTTCTCTATAACATCTTCTATTTCACTTGAGGGTATATTAGAAGTTTGAATCGCTCTTTCAGCAATGTCGAATGCTTCACTTTGTATAGTAGATATTCTTTGATTCCTTATTTTTTGATATTCTGATTTTTGTGAAAAACTAAAACCTTTATCTTTAGTGGCATTATCAAATTCTTTCTGAATGACAGAAATATCATTTATATCCCCTAATCTAGTGGCAAAATCTTCTCTTTCTACATCAGCTGTAAAATCGTCAAAAGTAAAATCAATAAGTTTATCCGCGCCAGATGCCTCTAAATTTTGAAATATTTTTAATGCATCTGA